CGAGGCCGCCGATGTACCTACGTCACACCAGCTCCGTCACCACTCCCTACCCCTTCGGCACCTCCGCAGGCGGCGCAGCCTCTGCTGGAGCCACCGACGCCTTCGGCCGCGTTCGTACATCCAACCCACTCACCCTTTTCGACTCCAGCCACCGTTACCACGACAACGGCCTCTGGAGCACCTCCACCGCAACCGGCGGCACGACCACGTTTGACGCCAGCGCCGGCCTCGTCAACCTCGCCGTAACCGCCGCCTCTGGCTCCTCAGTTATACGCGAAACCACCAAATGCTTCTCTTACCAGCCAGGAAAATCCCTGCTGGTCATGTCCACCTTTACATTTAACCCCGCCAAAACAAATCTCCGCCAGCGCGTCGGCTACTACGGCGCCACCAACGGCATGTACGTCGAACTAAACAACACCACCCTCTCCTTCGTCGAACGCAGTTCCTCCACCGGCTCCCTCGTCGAAACCCGAGTCGCCCAATCCGACTGGAACACCGACCCCCTAAACGGCACCGGCCCCTCCAACCTCACCCTCGACCTCACCAAATCCCAAATCCTTTGGATGGACATCGAGTGGCTGGGCCTTGGCACAGTCCGCATGGGCTTCATCATCAACGGCAAATTCATCCACTGCCACTCTTTCCACCACGCCAACATCATCACCTCCACCTACATCACAACCGCTTCCCTTCCCCTCCGCTACGAAATCACAAATACCGCCGCGACCGCTAGCGCCAGCACCCTCAAACAAGTCTGCTCCACGGTCCTCTCCGAAGGCGGCTACGAACTACGCGGCCTCCAACAAGCCATTGGCACAAACATAACCGCACCTCACGCTCTCACTACTGCAGGCACTTACTACCCAGTTATTTCCTTACGCCTTAAATCAACAGCTTTAGACGCAATCGTTATCCTTACCGCTTTATCTATTCTTGGCGCCACAACCAACGCCAACTACAACTGGCGCGTAATGGCTAATACCACCACTACCGGCGGCACCTGGACAAGTGCTGGAAGCGAATCCAGCGTCGAATACAACCTCACCGGCACCGCCACCACCGGCGGACGCATCTTGGCCCAGGGCTACTTCAGTTCCACCAACCAAAGCAAGGAATCCATAGACATCCTCAAAGAAGCCCTGTTCAAATTCCAGCTGGAACGCAACGGCCTTACTGCAACCCCCTACGAACTAAGTCTTGTTGTTACAGCAAGCGTGTCAACGTCTAACGTACACGCATCAATGGACTGGGAGGAAATCAGCCGCTAATGGCCATCCAAACAGTAAACGGAGGCTGTATTCACATCGACATTGATGCTGAAGACGGCCTTACTCACGCCACATTTGTCTTCAAATCACCCCAAAACCCCGAAATCCTGGGCGGCTTCGTCTCCATGCTCGCCCAAGGCATCGAAGTACTGGTACCCATCGCTGACCCCGACGACGAGGAAGACGACGATGATTGATGCCAAAATAAGTACAAAGTAGGAGCCTAGCCGTGGTCTACAGCGCCAACGTCCCCCCAACTGGAGCTGTAGTCAGCGAATCCCCGTTCGTCCGCAGCCTCGAAGTCATCGGCATGATGCCGGACTGGAGCGTTATGGCCGCCGTCACTAACGGCACCAACTACCTGCGCGACATGAGCGAGACCTATCTCCCTCAGGAACCGCGCGAAGACGACGACGCCTACCAAACCCGCGTCGACCGCAGCGTCCTCAGCCCCTACACCAGCCGCCTCATCGAAACCGCTGCTGGCGCCATCCTCCGCAAACCCATCCACATCGAGGGTGACCCCTACTGGCTGGAACTCGCCCAAAACATCGACGGCCTCGGCTCGAACATCAACGAATACGCCCGCCGCGCCTTGGTAAGTAGTCTTACCTACGGCCACAGCGCCATTCTTGTTGACTACCCGGCAGCAAGCGAAGCTCGCAACTTGGCCGAAGAACGCGCCATGGGCCGCCGCCCCTACTTCGTCCACGTCGACGCCCCTCAAATCTGGGGCTGGCGCAAAGAATCTGGCACCAACCGCCTACTACAAGTCCGCATCCACGACTACGACGTCCGCCCCCTCAACGAATTCGGCGAAGAACAAGTCGAGGAAATGCGCGTCATCTACCCCGGCCGCTACGACCTCTACACCCTCGGCCAAGAACTCGTGGAGTTCACCGCCACCGGCGGCTACAGCCTCACCGAAATCCCCCTCGTCCCGATCTACAGCAACCGCCGTGGCCTGCTGGTATCCCAGCCCCCACTGCTGGACATTGCCAACCTCAACATCACCCACTACCAACGCCAAGCTGACCTAATCCACGCCCTCCACATCGCCGCCATGCCCACCCTTGTCCTAGAGGGCTGGGACGACACCACCGGCTCCGCAACGATGGGCGTGAACTACGCCATCGCCATGCAACCGGGCAACAAGGCGTACTACGTCCAAGCCGACGCCACCAGCTTCGACGCCCAAATGGCCGAACTGGAATCACTGGCATCCCAAATGTCCACGTTGGGGGTCACCAAACTCTTCGGCCAAAAATTCGTCGCCGAATCTGCCGAGGCCAAGCGCATCGACCAAGCCCAAAGCAACAGCGTCCTCTCGATCATCAGCCAAGAACTGGAAAGCGCCCTCAACCAAGCCTTCGCTTTCGCCGCCCAATACGTCGGCATGGAACCGCCCGAAATCACCATCGACCGCGACTTCGACTACTACCGCCTGATCGGCCAAGACGTCTCCGTGCTGGCACAACTCAACCAAATGGGCAAGATCAGCGACGCCATGCTGCTGGAAATCCTGCGTCGCGGCGAAGTCCTCCCCGACAACATCAACGTCGAAGACGAAGCAGAAGCCGCAGGCAAACCCGCAACCGCCATCACAGAACAACCCGAAACAGAGGACGAACCCGACTCCAGCGACACTATGGACGAGTCTTCTATGTCTTAACTGCTAATCTAGAAATGTCCAAGTAATACACAACTGTGCCCGAAGAACAGCAAGCACCAGTGACTCCTGTGGAGCCTGTTGCCCCTCAGCTTGTGGCTGATAGCTCCGATCTGGCCGCCCAACTCGAAGCGCTTCGCGCGAAAAACCAAGAGTTGATCGCCGAACGCCGCAAAGACCGCGAAAACCGCGAAACCCTCCAAAAACAAATCGAAGACCTCCGCGTAGCGCAAGAATCCGCCAAAACCGCCAAACTCGCCGAATCCGGCGAATTCAAAACTCTCTGGGAACAAGCACAAGAAACCGTCGCCGAACTCAAACAACAACTCGCAGCAAAAGAATCCGAAGTCGAACAAATTCGCCAAGGATTCACCCAAGAACAAGTGAAATCCGCCGCAATCGCACAACTCTCCCAGGCTGGTGCACTGGCACCCGATCAGCTGTATCGTTTACTTCAGGAGAACCTACGCGCTAAAGATGGACAGCCTGTGGCTGTTGTTGGAGGCGTCGAAGTTCCAGTTGGCGAGTACATCTCCAACTTGAAAAATCCCGGCAGCGGCTACGAGCACCATTTTGCAGCCACGAACCGCGCCGGCATGGGTCTTACGGGTAGTGCCCGCAATACCTCCCTCCCCGGCCAAACCAACCCCTGGTCTAAGGACAGCTGGAACGTCACTCAGCAAATGATGATGCTTTCCAGCGACCCCGACAAAGCCAGGCTGCTTAAAGCAGAAGCCGGCCTCTAGCCCCTGTGGGGCAACCTCCCCAACCTTGACTCCACCGGAGCTACCCAATGTCTGCATCTAACAGCAACTTCGGGGGAACTTTTCTCTCGAACCTTGTAACTCGCCCCGAGTTTCTTCAGTACACCGCTGAAGGCATCTTCGAGCAATCGAAGTGGGTCCAGAGCGGCATCATCCAGCGCAACGCTGCCCTCGACGCCCGTGCCGGCGGCACCCGCGTGCGCGTGCCCTTCTTCGACCCCATCGCCCCCACCGAAACCCAGATCCTCTCCACCTCCAGCTGGAACGGTGGCCTGGGTTATCTGACCGCCCAGAACGTCACTGCCGACGAGCAGATCATGACGATTCTGCACCGTGGCTTCGCCTACGCCGCAGACGACCTCAGCAAACTCGGCTCTGGCGCTGACCCCCTCAGCCACGTCCGCAACCAGCTGACCGCTGCCATCAACAAGCTGAAGACCGCCACCCTGGTGGCCCAACTGACCGGTCTGTTCGGCGGCATTAGTGGCGCCGGCGTGCTCGGCCCCAACCAAACCAACAAGACGTTTGCTGGTGTCCCCGGTTCAATGACCGAGGCCAACTTCCTGAACGTTGCCAACGTGGTGGCCGCCAAGGCCCTGCTGGGTGAGCGAGGCGACAACCTCGACTCCATCGCCATGCACTCCAACGTGGCCTACTACCTGCAACAGGTGGGGATGCTGACCTTCAGCACCTCCGCACTGTCCACAGGCGGCTCCGTCGTGTGGGGCGGCGGCGGTGTGGGCGTGACCCAAACCGAAGTGGCGACCTTCGCTGGTCTCCGCGTGGTGATCGACGACCAACTGGTCGCACTGACCGGCGGCACCTCGACCCACGCCAAGAAGTACCCCGTGTACCTCTTCCAGAGCGGCGTCGTTTCCGAGGGCATCCAACAAGATCTCCGCCTTGGCGCAGACCGCAACATCCTGTCAATGCAGGACATCTTGGCTGTCGACTACCACTACGGTTACCACGTGACCGGCACCAAGTGGAACGTGGCCGGCGACAACCCGACCAACGCTGCCACCACCGGCAACCTGGGCGACACCGCCTCCTGGAGCCTGGTGTACAGCACCACCAAGCAAGTGCCCCTTTGCCGCCTGCTGGTCAACACCCCGTTCGATACCACCGCTTACGCCTGATTTTCAGGCCAAGCCAAAACAAAGGCCCCCAAACCGGGGGCCTTTTCTTTTATCTACTCAACCCTCAATCTTACCAATCCGAATCCGCTCCTGATACTCAAAAATCTCTGGAGCCCGCCCCACCATCTTGTACGAATGACTCAGCAACTCACGAAATACATGCGGACTAACAGCCAACTCCTGCTGGATCGTCTCTGCATCTTTACCCGCAGCAAACATTTCGCGGATTGCCTCAGCAACAGGCTCCAGTGAGCGCACGGTGTCACCAGGCAACGCAGATGGTGCGGATTCCTCCTTTACTTCTAGGCTGTCAGCAGCTTTGCGAGCAGGCATGAGTACAGTGCGTCTCTTCGTACTACAGGATAACTGTCGCAGCTTTGTTGACGTCCAATACGGCCAACACCTAGAAGCCCAAGCCGAGCTGGAAATGTTTGGCGCCAAGGTTTACCACTCAATGATTTTGCGCGAAACAGCCAAACAAAGGAAATCACGCACTGGCGCTAGACTCAAACAAAGGATGTATTGATTGTGGCTGCCGTCATTGATGCCACTGTTGCCGGCGCGTCAGCCAACAGCTACGTGACGTTGGCCGCTGCCAACACCTATTTCGAAACCGTCCCGGACTCCGCGACCTGGACCAACAAAACCGACGACCAAAAGAACCGCGCCCTGATCAGCGCCACCCGCTGGATCGACGCCCTCAGCTTCTACGGCGACCGCTGCACCACCACGCAAGCCCTGAAGTGGCCCCGCGAAGACTTTGAGGTTGACGGCATCGAACTGGTCTGCACTGTTATCCCAACAGAAATCAAAGTCGCCACCTACGAACTGGCACGCGCCCTTGCCAACGACACCGACGCCATCACGGGCAGCACCGGCACGACCGGTCTCTACGACCAAGTCGAACTCGGCGAACTCAAAGTCAAATACAAGTCCAGTTCCATGACACCAGGCATGGTGAACAACGTCTTTGACCTATACCCCTGGCTCCAGACATACCTCGGCGCCTATTGCATGGGCGGCGCCACCAACTACGCCGTCCGCCTCCGCCGAGGTTGACATGGGCTTAATCGACACCACCTTCGCCCCCATCCCGACCTCACTCCTTGCCGACTGGGGCCAAAACATCACGTACATCAAAACCGCCACCCCACGCACCTACAACCCAACGACTGGAGCAGTCACCGGCTCCGACACCACTGTCACAGTCAAAGCCGTCATCACCCGCCTCAACCCGCGCGAATCCGAAGGTTTGTACCAAACCACCGACCTCAAGGTCATCATTGGCACCAGTGAGCTTGGAACGTATTACCCCACTGAAGCCGACCGCATCCAATACACCCAAGACGGCGCCACCCGCGAAGCCAAGATCATCAACATTACGTCTTATCGCGGGGACAATCCGGTCATGCACACCTTTATTGCGAGGCCGCAGTAATGGCTAAGAAAGGTTTTTGGCAAGGGGGCAAAGAACTCGCAGAGGAGCTTGACCGCCTAGGCGGATCACTCGCATTGATCGGCCCTACGTTGGCAGCCGAGCGCGTTGTCCGAGAAGTACAACAAGCCGGCCCAAGCTGGACCGGAAAGTTTTCGAACTCTTGGCAAATCGAAGGCCCCCAAGGTCAACTTGTCAAAGGCGACGGCCAGTCCGGCGAACCCCGCCCAGTCGAATTTACATCTACCCCATTTACCGGTCGCCAAGCCACAGCAACACTATTTAGAACAACAGTCTTAAAAGACAAAATCGTCTACAGGATCTCCAACTTTTCCCCTTACGCCGCTGAAGCCACTGATGAAGTACAAGGAACATTTATTCGTCCCAAGGATGCTGTAATTCCTCAAACACAACTCGGTTTGAGTAAGTGGGATCCCCAAGACACAACTCGTCTACCCAACACGTACAGGGGCCAGACAACAGGCGGTAGACCAAACGGAAGTGCCAGTCGTACAGCCCCCTTGGACTGGTTAGCTACCTACGCATCCGCCGGAATAAACCGTGCAGTCAAACTAGAAATGGACGCCGCGCTAAGAAGCCCCCGATGAACTACCAAGCCATCCGCGCCGCCGTCGAAAATCCACTGCTTACAGCATTTGGCGCCCTGGTACCAGCAGTACCGGTTTACTTCGACAACATCACGGCCGTCCCACCCAACACAACCACTGAATACGTCCGCGTCAATGTTACTTTCGGCATTACCAACGAACCCACTCTTACCTCCAGCGTGGACAACGCTCGTGGTGCAGTTGTCATCCGCATTTTCACAGAAAAAGGCAAAGGCCCAGCCCGCAACCAAACTTTGCTAACGACTGCCGTAAACGTACTGGAAACCATCAACAACAGTACAAAAAGCACTAGCGGTGTTTATTTCAAAGTCGGTGAGATTAACGGCCCAACATTTTCTACTACGGAAGAATCTCCCCATTTCATGGGACGCATCGAAACTTCCTACGTAGCGACTGTGTTGTCATAGGAAATGTTTGTGTTGGGCGCTAACCTGTATTAAGCCGGGCAGTGCCCGCCCAACAACGTCCACTTGGTACGCCCTATGGCCACCACCGTTCTGTCCGGCACGTCCGGCGCCCTCTACTACAAGCCCGCCGGCACCACCGGCACCTTCGGTACCGCCGGAGTCAGCACAGCCAACGAAGAAATCACTGTTGCGCCGTTCCTGAACTTCAAAATCGGCGATCCCGTCAAGTTCAGCGTGGTAAATAGCCAAACCGGCGGTGCCGGCACCGGCACTCTGCCCGCTGGTCTTACTGCAGGCACCACGTATTACGTGATTGCCTACACCGCTAGCTCGGGTGTGCTGAAAGTTTCCGCCACCGCTGGCGGTGCTGCAGTGGATCTGACGACCACAGGTACCGCTGCTGCCCCCAACGAGTTCGAGGTTTCTTACGCCGACTTTGCCGTTGTCGGTCAAGTCCGCGACTGGAGCTTCGAAATCAGCCGCGCTGAGATCGACGTCACCACCATCGGCCAAACCCCCGGCCAGTACGTGCCCTTCCGCAGCTACATCAGCGGCTTCGGCGATGGCACCGGCACCGCAACGGTCTACATGACCAATGAGGATGCCGCCCTGTCCAACCGCATGATCGAGGACGTGCTCCAGCGCCAACAGACTGGCGCCGCCTTCAAGCTCTACACCGACCGCGTATTCAGCGGCGGCACCCTGAGCGAAACCCTGAGCCGCTCGATTGCCTTCGATGCAGTACTGACTTCGGCCAGCCTGAACATCAACCCCGACGACGCCCAATCGGTGACCGTCAACTTCCGCCCTGCTGGCACCCCGACCTTCGATTTCAGCACCGCAGCCTGATAGTCTGCTGTCGCAGCCAGTTCAGCAACCCCCGGCCCCCAGCCGGGGTTTTTCATTTCTACTCCGCTACACTAATCCCATACCCCAAACACTGGTATGCCCGTTCCTGTACGCGCAATCGACCGTCTCCGCAAGGCCGCCAACCTGGAGCCAGTCAAAAAAGTAGTAGACCTGTCCGACGGCAGCACATTTGAAATGTGGGTGGCACCGCTGACGATGGCTGAGCGCGAACGCGCCCAGAAACAAGCCAAGTCCGACGACGCCAACGCCTTCGCACTCCAACTGTTGATCGCCAAGGCCCTCGACGAATCCGGCGCCAAACTCTTCAGCGTCGGCGAAGTGGACGTCCTAAAGAACGAAGTCAAGGACAAAGACCTTCAAGCTCTGATGCTGGCGATCCTGACCGACGACGCCGAGCCCATCGACCCAAAATCCTGAGCGCCGAACTCCGCAAGGACAACTGGCTCATGCTCCAATTCGGCGTTGCCAAGGAGCTGGGCCTAACCCTCACCGAAGTTCGGACCTCAATGACCGCCGAAGAACTACTCGGCTGGAGCGCCTACTTCCAAATCCTGAACGAAGACCAGCAAAAGGAGATGGACAAGGCCAAACGCCGCCGCTAACCCGGCGGCTTTTTTGTCGCGTAAACTGAAGTACCGATCAGTAGCAATGCGGTGGCGTATTTAGCTGAAATCCAAATTGCTGTTAGAGGCGCACGAGAGCTTCAGGGCCTCCAAACCCAATTAGATAAAAGCGCTCAAGCAGTAGATCGTTTGAATAGAGATATTCAAACATTAAGTGAAGGCGGTATACCACGCAGCATTAATAATTTAAGCAGACTTGTTGCGAACGCTGCGGATAGTTTTAATGATGTAGCGCTAGGGACTAAAGAAGCAACAGATGCTGCACGAGATTATGTACGAGTAACTGATCAACTAAACACTGGTTTACGCGAGAGAGCTGAACTACTCAAACAAATTACTGAACAAGAGCGTAAAGCAAAGCTTGCGGCTGCTGGTATAAAAGAGACTACACAATACGGTGGCCCCATCGGTCCAGGTCAAGCTTCTCCTGTCGCACTATCCTCTCAATTACGTGGACGCACCGAGCAAATACTGGCCGAAAGAAAAGGTGCTAAAGAGCTAGAAGAAGTTTTAGCAACATTAGAAGAAAGAAGGCGTTTGGAAACAAACGCTACTTTGGACCAAAAAGCTGCGTCCGTAGCACTACAAGCCGAACGAAAGAAAGAAAAATTTTTAGCTGGCACCACTCAATATGCTGGACCTATTGGCCCTGGACCAGCATCAGCGGTTAACACATTAGTAGGACAAACATCCCCAGTAGCAGAACGTGTTCGAAGCATTATTCAAAGTAAACAAGATGAGGCTGCACTTCAAGCAGCATTACTGCGACTAGAAGAAAAAAGTGCTGCGGTCCTGAACGAAAAAGTTCAAAGCCAGCAAAATCTTGTTCGAGGTACCCAAGAAGTATATGAATTACTGGCTCGGCAACAGCAACGAGCCAGTTTCCTTGCCGGGAAATCAGGCACGTTAATGCAAGGACCGTTAGCTGGAGCAGGGGCAATGGGTTTCCCCGTTGCCTTACCTATGACAGCAGCGGAACAAGAGGGTCTTCGTACAGCAGCACAGAAACAGCAAATTTTGCAGCGAATGGCTGCTACAAGGCAGCAACTGGTAGGTTTGGCGGCCAACTTACAGCGACTTGATCAAAACTCTGCTGTCGCTATTGCAGACGCTAAACGAGCGCAAGAAAGCCTCAATCTTGCACGAGAACGTGAACTACAGATTGCAAAGGAAGTATCGGCTATTCGGAGTAGAGAGGGCGCGGCTAGTGTTGCAGCACGTCAACGCTTAGCGAGCGAGGCTGCTCGAAGGCAGCTCATACAAAATGCTGGCTTTGGTGTTCAAGGTCCCGCTCTACCTCCAACAGCAGCAGCATCTAGAAGTGGTGGAGGTGTTGGCGGACGTATCGGTGGAGCTATTAGCGGCAGCATTATCGGCGGTGCATTCCCTCTACTGTTCGGCCAAAGCGGTGGAGCAGCAGCCGGTGGCGCCATCGGCGGTCTAGTTGGTGGTCTTGCAGGTCCCGGCGGTAGCTTCGCTGGTTCGCTGCTCGGCACACTTTTAGGTGAGATTGCTTCTAAAGGTCAAGCTATAAAACAGCTTGGTGAGGACATCGGCTTTTCTACTCAACAAACAAAGCAACTTTCCGACGCCTTTAAGGTTGCAAATACCGATGTAGATAAATTTACCGCTGTTATTCAAAATATCCGTGGTGTTGGCTTAGCCCTTGAAGATCAGGCAAAAGCAATCCAGCTCGTAACCCGTCTCACAGAAGCATACGGTGGGTCATTCGAAAAAACCGGCAACTCAATCACCAGCGCACTGGAATCCGGAAAAGTAACCCAAGCAACTCTTAACCAACTCACAAGTCAAGGCATAAATATCCAACAAGCACTAGCAGATAAGTACAAAGTAAGCAGGTCCGAAATCTTGAAAATGGCTAAAGACGGTGAAATATCCGTCCAAAGTTTGATCGACACTCTTGTCGAGGTAGCCAACGCAGGCACCGCAGGAGCTACAAAAGTCAGGAGTAGCTACGAAGAAGCTGCGACTGCAATGAGTAACGCATTTACAAACGCAACTACAGGCATAAATAATAGCTTTATCAGTATTCAAAATACCGCTACTACAGCCTTTGAGCGCATAGTTTTAGCGATTACACCCGCAGTAGTTAAGTTGGCTGAGATTACCGGTAAAGTTATTTCACTAGGCGTTTACGTTGTAGAACTCGGTGTTAAATTTGCTAGTGCTTTTTACGCTATACCGGGAACTATCCAAGTTGTGGCTACAGCAATATCAAATATGATTCCCGGACTTAGCGCTACTTACACAGTTCTATCAAACATAGCGCGACTTGCAGGAGCGGGAAAAAATAGGGGTGGTTTAGCAACATCGCTAAACCTGAACGCCGGAATGGATGGCGCAAACTGGCCTGCCGGAATACCACGCCCTGGCACACCAGTCCAATCGTTCACGGTACCAAGCGAATTCGGCCCTACGGGTGGTGCCGGTAAAAAAGGACCAAAACCGCCCGAAGATCGCACGGCCTTACTCCGTGAAGATCTTGAAGCTATGAAGCTTATGTCCGTCACCCAAGACGGCATACGCGACGCACTTTTCGAAGGCAATAAAGAGCTAGCAATTCGCTTGGAATACGACCAAAAAGTTGCGGACATTAACCGTGATACAGCTAAAGCCCTACTTAATGCAAACTACGAAACAGAAAAAACTGTAATACGTGCGCAAGAAATTGTACGCTTAAAAGATGCGCAACTACAGCGTGACGACGAGTTGCGTGAGCTTGCTCGTGACATAGACGAAGCAGTAAAAAACACCTTAGATGACTTGCGTGGTGGCATTACATGGGACGACACCGGTATGCGCGAAATCTTTGATATGCGACTACCGGACGCCATAAAAGAAATACAAGAAAATATAACCGCTTTAACCGACCCAACAAATCAAATTATCGGCGCAGCTACCGCCATAGGCGACGCTTTTTCTGCATCCTTCAAAGGTATTGTTTCTGGTGCAATGACTGCTAGAGAAGGACTATCTAACTTCTTCAAGAGTGTCGGAGATTATTTTATTGACATGGCAGCGCGTATTGCGGCCGAAGCACTAAAATTACAAGCAATTCAATTACTTCAACGTTTACTAAATCCTCTTGGTTTTGCTGCTAGCGATATGAGTCTTCCAGGTTTGACAGGCACCGGGGCTTTATCGAACGGCCCCATGTTTGCGGGAGGAGCTTTTGCCGAAGGTGGTTTTGTAACTGGTCCCACTCGCGCTTTGATCGGAGAAGGCGGTGAGCCGGAATACGTCATCCCGCAGTCGAAAATGTCGGCCGCCATGTCCCGCTACTCGCGTGGCGCCCGTGGCGAATCCGTCATTGCCGGCAGCGGCTCCAGCAGCGAAAGCGGCGGTACAGCAACAGCCCCGATGGCGCCCATCGACGTCCGCTACAGCGTGGAACGCATCAACAATGTGGACTACGTTACAGCTGACCAGTTCAGAGCCGGCATGGCACACGCTGCCCAACAGGGCGCCATCCAAGGCGAACGCCGCGCCATGCGCAGCCTGAAAAACAGCGCCGCCACCCGCCGTTCTGTTGGAGTCTGATGGAATACGCCTACGGCCACCTGCTCGACATCGGCCCCAGCGGCCAAGCCGCCCAATACCGCTTTCAGAACTACGCGATCAACCAAAACGTAGACGGCTACTTGTTTCTGCCGTTCAGTTTTGGTGGAGCGGTAGCCACGCTCCAAGGCGACAACCTCGACGCCACAATTCAATTTGCAAACATTGAAATGACCCGCGCGTGGATTGTCGAGGCTCTCGATAACCTATGGGTTGCCAAGGTCACCACGGTGCTCTGGGAACCCTCCACTGGAGCAGTCCAGCGCACCCTTTACACCTACTGGGGCACCTGCTCTAGCGGCGGCTGGGATGAGGTCAACATCCAAGTCAGCTTAAACTCAGTGCTTGACGCGGTTCAAACCAACATCCCGGGGCGCCGCCTTCATCGCTGGCAGGTCGGCAGCATTCCGTTTACAGCTCAAATCAGTGTGTGAGCACCTGATTGGCCGACGCTATGAATACGGCGGTGACGACTGCATCCACCTCGTCATCGACGCGCTAAAAGCCCTAGGTAAAAACCCACCAGACGTCGCTGACGATTGGTATCGGCTCAGCCCACGCGGCATCTTGCGGGAGCTGTCGGTTTACTGCGACACTCTGGATGCTCCCATCTACGATGGTGACATCATTCTGTTTGGCGCCAAGCCACCTGAATTCGGAGTCCAATGGCAGAGTGGCATCCTATTCATAAACCACTTGATTTCCGCAGTGGACTGGAAACCGGTGGCAAGCTTTACGATCCGCCGCTCTTACCGTATGAGATTGCGCTGATTGAAGCGCTTGGTTGCACTGAACAGGAATACAAAGAATTTGTCCGTTACGCACGCGATGCGGCTTATGTGCGTCCGGCTGAGTATGAAAATATCCCCGAAATTTATGCGGCAATGGTGCCAGTAGTTGCTGCTGTAGCGGTATCCGCAAAATCTGTTGCAACAACCATCGCAGTTAATGTTGCAATCGGCTTGGCGCTTACTGCTATAAGCATTCTTCTGGCACCAAAAGCTCCAGCTCTTGAAACGCCGGCCAAGATCAAAGGCAAAAAACTAGCCGATCAAATCGGACCTACCCGCTTCAATCAAACCACCAGTTTCGATAACATCAGCGCCCTTGCTGAATACGGTCAGCCAATTCCTATCCCGTTTGGCAAGCGAGGCACTGGCGCTGACGGCGCTTTAACCGGCGGTCTGATTCTTGCGCCTGCACTGGTGTGGAGCCGCATCTACAGCTACGGCAGCTACCAAGCGTTTGAAGGTATCTACGTCGCTGGCGAGTACGGCAGTGAGGCCCCCCAGCTTGGCGGCATCCGCGTTGGCACCACAGCGCTGAACAGCCTCGGCAACCGCGATTTTGCTGTTTACTGGTCCTCCCAGCTTGGTGAAAATCGCCCTACGCCCAGCCGGCGCATTGCTGGTACAGATCAAGGTGGCGCCAGCGGCACTGTTGGCCGCCAGATTTTTACCGCTCCAACCGAGGATGGCCAGTTCAGCCAAGGATTTTCCATGGCGTACACCCCGCAAGCGGATACGTCGTTTGGAACAGCCGAGCCAATCCACAACGGCACGGCATTCCGCTTCAACTGGGAAATTATCTCGGCGCCCTATGCAGCAACCGAAGGCCCTGATAACAAAGAGGCACGGTTTGAAACCCAAGCCCGCCGCCGAAAAATCGCAGGTTCAGATGCCGATGTTCTCCATTTATATACAGGTCAACCGAAAGAAGATATCGGGCAAGTAGGGATGCCAGGTGTGGGACGTGCTTACTCCCGTCGCATGGGGTTTGTTGCACACAGCGGAACCAATGGCGGTGCCGACGTAAGAGATCGCACAATCGTGGCGGTAGCAGAAAATGATACCTTAACATTTGAAATCAATGGTAATAACTGGAAAGATTTCAATCAAGATGACTTCAAAGACACAGAAGTAAACGTCAAAGATCTAAAAACATCTGCTGATTCGTGGCGAGCCCGTGCATCCGATTTGCTAGCGATTGGATCCAAGTGGATTATTGGTGCTTCGGTGTGGGTCGTTGAAAAAAGAAGTCCTGATACGTGGAAAAAAGGAATTACACAGAGGATTGAGTTTCGTTGCACAGCAATTACCGGCGTAGCAACTGTCGGGCTGCCCGGCAGAAGAACAGTAGAAGAGCCTCTTGGCGGCTATGAAGGCAGCATCTTCAACCCCAACAAACACTGCGGCGCAGCTTTCTTCAACATCTGCCGTCTGCACATGGCAAGCATCCGTCCTGTGCGACGTGATGCCCAAGTGATCGAAATTGGACTCCGCAGCCAAGTCTGGAACCGCGCCAACGGCCTGTGCAACTTCAACGCAATTCCTACGCCTTTCAAACTGCACCAACTCGATAAGCAGGACATTACGCTTACAACGCCTCGAATGGATAAGTACTTTGAGCGCACATCGTGCTTTTCTATTTGGGTACGCCCAGTTCAGGTTTATGGCCAAGCCCAGCAGCCTTGGCGCAGGATGCCGCAAGTTTTCTGCGTGACTGGTAATGCACCAGTCGATCAGTACAACTACATCCGCATTCGTCCTAAGCAAATTGGATATTACGAGTACCGATTTATTCCGCGTACGGGATCGGATATTGCAATCAACAGCATAGATACAAACAGAGTTATCCGCTTAAATGCGAATACTGGCAGCATCTTGGGAATAGATTTAGACACAGACTATGGCGGTTTTAGAATCACAACCAACGGCGATGACACTATAACTATTGCTGACATTCGCTTAAACGACGAACTTGTAACAGACCCGCAAGAGGGCAGCATAGTAACCACCACCCAAACCACGCTCCCAACAGCGCTATCCCAATACGACCAAAGCTCAAACAACGGCAGTATCCAGCAAGTCGTCAATGCGTGGCTTACCGAAAAACTGGGATATGCACGCGATTATGCCGGTCGCGTCCGCAGCGCCACCATCACATTTGATAAGCCCGGCGTGGGGCAAATTGTTTTCAACGTAAACGCCACATCTGTAGCTGGCACACTTGGCGTCACCATTGGTCAGGTCTATCTCAACGCAAATCGTGGAAATCCTTACCAGTGGACAAACGTCTCTTACAACGTCATTTCTGCAAACGGCACGTGGAATACATCCCACAGATTCACTGTCGTCATTCCGGTCAACAATGACTTTTCGCGCGTAGGCGGCTACTCGGCAGTCAACGTTGCCTTTGCTGTTACTGCTGTCCAAGCCGTATCGACAGTCAACAGCTCTACAGTCAGCAGCGCTGAGCGCGTCTTTGAGGAAAACTCACAGGTCTCAGACTGCAGCCATTATCTGGAGCTGACCAAGTCCAACGAAAGCGGACCCGAGCATCAGATCGTTTACGTCAACGAATGCATTTCCAACGAAACACTCGCCGAGTACTACGGCATGTCCACACTGGGATTCACCGTTAAGTCCAGCGGTCAACTTGGCGGCATCGGTCAAATCCGCGCCTGGGTCCCAACCGGCATCAGCGTTTACCGCTTGATTGAGCAGGACAACAAACCCAGCAACCTTTTCGCCGATCTTGTCTACTACCTCCTGACCAGCAAGAGCCAAGGTGTCGGCAATGTTGTCCCCACAGAGCTGATCGACGTCGAATCACTCACCACAACCGCCCAGTACTTACGCGCCAACAAGATCTTCTTTGACGGCGTGGTGGAAGACAGCGACAGCCTGCGCTCGTTCCTCTACGACAACGCAGCGCTGCAGCTCTGTAACTTCACGATCAAAAACGGCCGATTCGGCATGATGCCGGCGCTGCCCTACGACAGCAGCTACCAGATCAGCACCACGCCCATCGCAATCGAGCAGATTTTCACCTCGGGCAACATCATCCAAGACAGCTTGCAGGTCCAGTACATCGACGCCGCCCAACGCGCCAACTTCCGCGCCTTGGTTACCTGGCGCGTCACCGTTGAAAACGATCTGCCGACACAAGCCTCCGCTTTGGTCGACTGGGCCGACATCCCCGAAGGCAGCCGTTCCACGACCCAGCAAGCTTTCGATCTAACTGACTTCTGCACCAACCGTGCCCAAGCACTGAAGACCGCACGGTTCCTGCTGAGCATCCGCCGCCGCGTCACTCACACCGTCAGCTTCAAGACCGTACCCGACGCCCTCGGCATCCAACCCGGTTCCTACATCCGCATTATCACCGAAGCCACCACCTACAGCGCCACCAACAACGGCGGCATCACTGACGCTGGCACCCTGGTCAGCGTAACCTCCATCGCCAACGGGACCTACGACGCCCTGATCTACAACCCCAGCACTGGAGCTGTAACCGAGCAACGCATTGCGATCCAAAACAACGCCGTCACAGATTCCGCTTTGCGCGGCTGTCTGTTTACGTTGCTCAGCCTTCAGACCAGCGCATCCGTTTATCAAGTGGAGCAACTAACGCTGGACGAGGATGGCTTGGTAAATATCAGCGCCGTAGAAGTGCCCGTCGATTCCACGGGCGTTAGCATTGTGGCTAAGGACGTGCTCACTGAGGCGAATTTCCGCGTACTGGAATAATGGCTTTTCCGACACTGACGCCAACCAGCCGCGAGTTCAGCCCTGGAGCGTGGCCCATCAAAAATTACAACTCACAATCGGGCGCCGAGATCCGAATTTTGTACGGATCCCAACGTACTAACGCCAAGCTTGGTCTTAGCTACGAAAACGTGACTGACGCAAACGCCCAGCTTTTCATCGACGACTTCAACTCAAACATCGGCACACTTCGCACTTTTACACTTCCTTCCGCTACACAAAACGGCTGGAACGGCAGCGCGGCAACCTTGGATGCGCCACCTGGCACGAAGTGGCGCTACGAAAGCGAGCCGCAAATCCGCTCAGTGAGACCCGGCCGTAGCAGCGTTACAGTGAATCTGGTGGCGGTGATCTGATGGCCAAGATTTATACCGGACGCGACGGCCGCCTGCTGATTGATGGCGTGGAGCAAATCAAAGTCAGCAACTGGACGCTAACTGGCTCGCTCGAAACGCTGGAAACCACCACGCTTGGCGAATCGCAGCGCAGCTACGTACCAGGCGTGCAGGAATTCAATGGCAGCGCCACACTGCTGTACTACAAAGACGACACAGGCCGCAACGACGCTGCCACTGCGTTGAAGAAAGTGCTGCGTGTTGCTGGTGTATCCAGCAGCGATACCGTCACAATGCGTCTGCGCTTGGTGGACGGCAATGCAAACAGCGACGTGCAACTGACCGCTTACATCACCAGCGTCTCGTTTGGTGCCAGCGTGGGTGAAGTCAGCTCTGTTCAGATCAGCTTCCAAGGCACTGGAGCACTAACGGCGGTAACTATCTAATGGGCATCTACTTAGGTCAAATCGGCCAAATTGAACTGACCCGTAAGTCTCTAGAAGGGTCACTGGAGTCCATCGTCAATCCTTCGGACGTAAACACTGAGCGAGATCGCTTCAGTTTCGATTTCGACGAAGGTTACCTAGTCAGTGGCGATTTAATTGAAATAGCCACCACGGACGGCACAAATTTAGACTTTGTATCTGCAGCGGGCTGGACAGTCGGTAGCGTCCAAACCAGCGGTAACTGGTACGTAGCTATAGACGAACTCGGTGGAATTAAGCTGTACAACAACTTCGACGACAGCTTAGAAGGCAGTACAGCAGGCCGAATAAGCCTTACAACGATTACGCGAAACATCCCGATCCGCGTAACTGTTCGAGATCGTGACTCCCGCATCCTCGCTGATGTTGTTGAATACGAACTCAACACAAACCGCGAAACAGTCGACATCACAACACTCAGCGATCAGCACCGCCAGCAATACAGCAGCCTGATCACAGGAAGCGGCAGACTAACCGCACACTGGGACTACACCAACGTCGCTGGAACAGAACCTGTCCATTACTTGATGCAGCTCGTGGTCCGTACAGAAGTGGGCTCATCTTTTCACGGCAAATTTTACGTAAAAGCTGAAAATACTACAGCCCAAACAGGATCTTTTTCTGCAACGCAAATTAATGACGCATTATGGTGGGAATTTGATGCACTGGTCACAAGTGCAGCAGTAAATTTTACGCCGGACAGCGTGATCGTTGGAACGATTGACTTTGTAGCCACTGGACCAATCCGCTTAAAGGCCCGCACGCAGCAAAAACGCTACCTGCTGCAAGAATCCGACGGCAAGATCGAACTGGAACAGGATCCAACGTCTTACCTGCTATTGGAAGAACTGGAGTAAGCCCTAGACTGGGTTTAACTGTAAGCACTGCCAGGAAGCTGCGGGCATGGCCGATCTCAGGATTACGGAACTGGCGGCTCTTGCTGGCGGCAACTTGGCCGCAGGCGACCTTCTGGCGATTGCGGACATCAGCGCCAGCGAGACCAAAAAAATCACGGTTACTGACCTTGTCGGTAACGCCGTCACGCTGATTGCCGACGCGACAATCCCGAGCGCCAAGATCCTGTTTGGTGCTAATACCATCAGCGGCGATGCACTCCAGGACGCCAGCGTCAACACGGGCGAACTCACCAACGACGCTGTAACCGCCGCCAAACTGGCCGACGAATCCACCGTCGATCTCGTCACAACGCTCCCCGCCTCTGGCGCATTCGTTGGTCAGATCGCACTGGACACCGACGACAGCAAGATTTACTGCTGGAACGGCGGCGCTTGGGTCAGCATTAAAGCCGCAGGCAGCATCAACACCGTTGTCGGTGACACAGCCGGCATCGTCAACCTGACCGTCACTACATCCGGTGATCAGGTCACGATCACAACTTCACTGGACGCTACTGGCGCAGCAGCGCAATTCCTCGCTGGTCCGACTTCCGCTGCTGGAGCTGTCGGGTACCGCACGATTGCTGCGGGCGATCTTCCAACAGCAACCACCAGTGCCAAAGGTGCGGTTGTCGTCAATGGCAACGGCCTGACGATGAGCGGCGACACCGTCGTCATCAACAACACGGTCACCGCCGAAGCCAGCAATTATCACGTCGTTCAGTACAACGCCAAAGGTCTGGTGACCGCCGGCCGGCAAATCATCGCGGCCGACGTTCCAGTCGCCACGTCCAGCAGCATCGGTGTAGTCAAGCCCGGCTCCGGTCTCGGTGTCGACGGCGCTGGAACACTCAATCACAACAACTCGATCACCCCGGCAAGTGCTGCCAAAGTCACCTACGACAGCCAAGGCCACATTGTTGCTGCACTGGCACTGTCCGCAACAGATATTCCCGAACTAGACGCCAGCAAAATTACGACTGGCACGTTTGCATCAGCGCGGCTTGCTGCCAATAGCGTCACGGCAGAACAGCTTGCCGACTACGGCATCGCGCAAGTCAGTAGCAGCCAGCCAGTTCCTGAGTTTGCGGGCCAGCTCTGGATCAACCCCACTGACCGTACCGCCTACGTGTGGGTTGGCCAAGTTTCTCCTCCACAGGGCTACTACCTCCCGCTCAACAACGAATTTGGCGCTCAGGCCAACTTGCGTTTTGGCGGTACCTACAACGCAAACACCAACACCATTGCCAGCCTGAACACCTACGGCGCTGGCGCTGGCCTGACAGTCGGATCTTCACTGATCTCACCAACAGCATCTAGCGCTGGTGTGTATCTGCTGGTAACTACTGCCGGCACTGGCACATCACCCGCCCCTGCGGTTTCCCTTGACGTTGGCGACTGGATCCTTAGCCCCGGCCAAGGTACAACCTGGACACACGTCAACTTGGTTGGTGCCGGCATCAGCGTTATTGATGCTGGAGACGTCACTTTTGCTGGTAGCTCCTTAACGCCCGCCATGACCGGCGTTGCGGACGCCGAAGCAGCTTTGACCACATTGTGGGGCCGCGTCCAAATCGCCACACCATCAACACTGGGCATCGTCCTCGAAACCACCGAAATCGAGGTCAACAATTCGACCGGTGCCATGACTATTGGCACTGTTGATGAAGGCACCTACTGAGCAGTGGCATGTCCGGCTTCAATTACAACGGCGAAAACCTGCCCAGAGGAGGCACACCGGGTGAGCTGCTTGTAAAGGTCAGCAATGTCGATTACTACGTGCAGTTCAAAACGATCACGGAAACACTCGCTGAATATGAATTCGAAATCGACGAAGGTGAATACTAGACTTGGCCAGTAACGCCGTCCCGCAGGGAGTTAAGGCATGGCCACGTACAAGCATCTTCGTAGCAGCACTGCAAATAAGCGTCCCACAACAACGATTGTTGACGGTCAGCTCGCAATCAACACAAACACCGCTAGCCCCGGCCTGTTTTTCAAGGATTCTGCTGGCACAGGCATTGTCAAAGTAGGCCCGGTGCACGTCGGCACCACGGCACCAAACAGTGTGCCGGCTTCTGGCGGAAGCAGCGGAAACTACACAGGTGAGCAGTGGCTGGACACAAGTGTGTCCCCTGCTCAGATGAAAGTCTGGAACGGCAGCACTTGGGTCGGCATCGTCGCCGATGAACTGCCTGTCTCCAAACTGCAAGACGGTGCTGCCCGCCAGCTCATCCAAACCGATGCTGCTGGCACCGGTGTTGAGTGGACCAGCAACGTAGACGTGCCTGGCACGCTGGACGTTACCAGCACCGCAACATTCGACAGCATTGCGCAGCATCCGTTGGGTACTGCTGGCGCACCGACGATTACCTTCACTGGCGACACGAATACAGGCATCTACTCCCCCGGAGCAGACCAAGTAGCCATCTCGACTAATGGCACTGGGCGGTTGTTTGTTAATAGCAACGGGGATATTGGAGTAGGTACAGGCTCGCCTGTTGATTATCAGGTTTTCGGATACGGTCCGACTATTGAGGCGTTAGGAGGTCGTGGTGGTTCATTCGTAACCTCTAGCAACTCCGCAACAGTCCGCGGCGTTTATTCCGCAGACTCAAACGCTACCCTGGTCAATCTCAAGACAGTTACTAACCATCCGCTCGCGTTTGGCGTCAACGATACCGAGCGTATGCGCCTGGACTCCAGTGGCCGCTTAGGTCTGGGGACTAGTAGCCCTGGTACAACATTAGACGTAAATGGAGCTGGCACATTTAACCGTGTATTAAACATTGCCCATAGTGCTGGGGCTGGCAACTCACAAATCAACTTCACAAGTGGTGGAGCGGGTGCAGGCGGATTTCAGCTAGGGCAAGCGCTCAACAGTCAGAATTTCTTCCTTTACGACTCAGCCGCTAATGCAAATCGAATCTTTATCGACTCCTCAGGCCGAGTAGGGATTGGCACTACTGCGCCAAATCGCAAACTAGAAGTCTCCGGCGCTACTGTTGACAACTTTATTCGCATAGATACGACAGGTGCATTTAAGTCTGGAATTGAGTTTGCTAACGGCGGAACGGCCTTTGGCCAGCTTTATTTCAACAACGTTTCTCCATATGATTTTTCACTACTTCAGCAGTATTCAACCGGCTCCGTAATCTTTGGCACCAACAACACAGAACGCGCCCGCATCGACAGCTCCGGCAGGTTGTTAGTTGGCACGTCTAGTGCTTCTAATAATTTGCGCCTAGACCAGAAATTTGCTGTAACCAGTACAGGAGCCGGTAATTATGGCGGTGTCAATCTTACAAGTTATTGTGGTACAGGCGAGGATGCCTGCTCTGTACTTGATTTTCAAAGATCACGCGGAACGACTGATGGTTCGCTAACTTCAGTTGCCGACGGCGACAATCTTGGTTATCTGGCTTGGCGCGGTTCCGATGGAACAAGTTTTGTAAATGCTGCTTACATCTTTGCAGAAGTAGACGGCATCCCCGGCGCCAACGACATGCCGGGCAGATTAGTGTTCTCCACTACTGCCGACGGAGCGAGCAGCCCGACGGAACGGATGAGGATTAGTAACGCCGGAAATGTTGGCATAAATGCGACTCCAAGCACGTCTTACCGGCTGCTTGCAAAAACATCCAGCGCAATAGAATCCGCATTAGGGACACAAGGCGTTACAGGAGATACCGCTACCCAATCAATCCTTGTTACAAAGTTTGATAATGATACAACTACAGCGCAAAATTTTATTCAATTTCAGGTTAATAACGGTGGAGCCAACTGCGGGCGTATCACGGCAAACGGAGCAAATACTGCGGCTTTTGGGTCAACATCAGATATTCGATTAAAAGAAAATATCGAAGATCTGCCACCTCAGCTTGAAAATATCCTTGGTCTGCGGCCTGTTGAGTTTGATTACATCGAATCAGAAGGTGGCGGCCATCAAATTGGATTCATCGCCCAAGAGATGCAACAGATTTACCCTGATGTAGTCAACAAAAGAGGCGAAGACGATATGTTGATGATTACTGGTTGGTCCAAGACTGAGGCTCGATTGGTGAAAGCATTGCAGGAAGCAGTCGCCAAGATTGAAACCCTGGAGGCCAAAGTTGCAGCCCTTGAGGGCGTGTAGTCCTACTCACTAGACCATTTTGTTGATGTCACCAATATGGTCTGATCGCCCGCGTCAAGCGTATAGTGGTGGGGCAGCGAGTTTGCACCTCCTGCCCCTGGCCACAGTTCCCTAGAAACCATGACCTTTGAAGCTTACGACCCCGACCCCGATTTCGATCCAGATGGTGGACACTGCCAACACACCGCTTGGGTAAAAAACGGCAGGGTCTTTTTGTCGAACGATGATGACTCGTATTACGAGCAAGATTTCAAGAACAGAGAGGAACTCCAGAAGTTTGTAGATCACCTCTGGTCCGTAGCCGATGAAGCCTGGCCAAATTGAGTAGCCATTACCACTAATCACCCATGACTGACTTCCGAGAGCTTTGCGCCCGCATGGCTGATGAGCTGGATCATTACCGGCAGCTCCTGATGGATGACCGACGCGAAACACATGCTTTGGCCACTGAAGCCCGCGCCGCCCTTGCTCAACCCGAGCTGCAAGAACTGAGCGATCTCTGTGCCAGGGTCGAAACGCTGGAGGCCGCGCTGCATAAACACATCATGCAAACCAGCTCCGGCATGGCAGCGTCAAAAGTTTTAGACCTTAGCGACTTACCGCAGTGGACGCCGGAGCAGGTGCAAAATCTACAAGATTTACTCGGAACCTATCGGAATCACTTAGGTCTGAACGGCTAGCCATTACCATTAACAATCATTCAAAAACAAAACAATGGCCAAGTTCCCAGTTCACCAAAACAAAACAATTATCATCCGAGAAATCAACCCAGATACTTTTACGTCGCCACTAGATTACTGGCTAAAAACGGATCAACTAAGGCGTAAATGCGATGAACTGCACACGATTTGGACTCGTCCTGCCGAGCTTGACGCCCAGTAGTCGCTTCCACTTCTATGTCTGAACTTTCACCTGCCGCACAAACCGTACTGGATGCGTACTACTGCGAAAAACCGTTGGTTGGATCCAAGCGAGTTGCCGCCGCCCTGCGAGCTGCTGCAGATCAGGTGGTGCCGACCGAAATGGATCTGCCTCCCATTGCGCCTGACCTTGGGCACTTTCGACAACACGAGCGACGGCTAACCCGCCAGCGTCTCCTCGCCATCGCCGACGAGCTTGAAGCCCAGTAGTCACCTTCTCTAGGGTGGACAGTCGACCCTTCCCAGCGGGCTGTAACCCAAGTACTCTGTACCAGTCTGGTTCTTCATCATGGCCACCACCTTTACGTGGGGTATCAACACCCTTGAGCGCGAAACCGACGACGGCTTTGTGTTCGTTGCACATTATGGAATTTCGGCCAACGATGGCACGTATTCCAGCTCGGCGTATGGCTCCATCGGCTTTGAACGCCCCGAAAACCTGATCCCCTACGCAGATCTGACCCAAGACCTCGTAGTTGCTTGGGTACAGGAAGCCCTAGGCGGCGAAGAAAAAGTCAACGAAATCGAAGCTGCCCTGCAAGCTCAGATTAACGAGCAGCGCCATCCGTCTAAAGCGGCTGGTGTGCCATGGGCTGGCTGATTGTCGCTGGCGCTCTACTGCTGATTGGCCTGATTCTTGCAGGTATGATCTGGCAGTACAGCCGCACTTACGACTGGCAAGACCGCTACTGGTGACTTAGCTAGACTGCCCACAAGAGGTGCACTATGGCCGTAAGCCCTGGGATCTATAACATTAGTCTTCAGCGTCGTGCGGATTACTACGTGACGCTGGAGTTCAAAGATGCCTTGGGCGCGGCCATTAACCTCACAGGCTGGACAGTAGCTGCGCAAGCCTGGAACCAAGCACGTACAACCAAGTACGCAGACTTTGCAGTCGCCTACACAAATCGTGTAGCTGGTACTGTTGCTATTTCGTTGACAGACGAACAAACAACTACATTCCCAAATGAAACTTACTATGACGTACTACTTACAAATACCGCAGGGCTAAAAGAGTACTATCTAGAAGGAACTATTTTTGTCTCCGAAGGGTACACGACATGACAGCTGTGTACGTAACTACTGTTGAAAATACAGTTACAGTTTCGGACGATGGAAAAATCGTCACTGTTAGAAGCGGCGAAATTTCAGAGTCGGCGTTTGACGCTCTTGAAGGTAGAGTAACCGCGATTGAAGCGTCGTTTGACGCTGGTACCTACTAACCATGGCAGTCAAAAGCAAAACAGCACTGGGGCGCGTCGACCACAAAGCCGGCCGCCCCAAAACTACTCGGGCTGGTTACGGCCAGCACAGCCGTCCACGCCGTCGCGGCAAGAAAAAACTGGTCGGCCAAGGCCGCTAAATTAGTAAAAAGGTCGGCAGTATGCCTCGCAATGGATCACCACGAAGAGGCGCTAGTCACTGCCAAACCACCTGAAAACCCCTTCAACCAAATCGTGCCAGCTTTGCTGACCGCTGCTGTGGTCGGTTTAGCTGGCCTTTTTATGCAAGTCGCCAAGCTGGACCAGTCCGTCAGCACCGTCGCTGCCGACATCCAAGAACTCAAAAACGACTCCAAAGAACGGCTCACCGATCTCGAAACCCGCGTGCGTCACATCGAAATGACCGTCGGCAGCAAAAAATGAGCGTCGTCAACACCACCGACTACGGCAACGGCTTCAGCCTGGATCAGCTGGAAAACGAGCGCGGCGAACTGTACTACCGCGCCTGCAAGGACAGCATCTGCCGCTACGCCGAAGACCACTACATCGCAATGATGTACCTCGAAGGCATGGGCTGGGACCCTAAGCAACAAGTCCCTCAGTAATCCACGTAATAATCGCATCTTCCCGATGCGGCTCCCAGAACGGCTGGTCCCTGTACCACTCCAGCCAGTCTTCCGCTGACTTCGAAATGTTGCACCCAAAGCAGCAAGCCACCAAATTCTGCTGGTGCGTATGCCCGCCTCGAATTTTCGGGTGCACATGATCCAGCGTGGCAGAACGTCCCAAATCCGTACCGCAATAGGCGCACGAATTGCCCCACTGTTTAAGAATTGATTGTCTAAATCTTGCTTTTGCTTCCTTCTTGTTTAAGTATTCGCCATCCTCAATCCGATGGTCCATACCCAGCAGTGGCTACACGGAATGTAGCGGTAGAAACTCTTACGTGCGCAGGAACTCTTGTCTAGTACAGCTAAACTTCCTGCAGATTCCCTATTTCGCATGGATCCGACCACGGCAGCAACCATCGCCATCATCGTGGCCGCCGGCTCTGAGGTGATCGCCCTACTTCCCATCAAAGAAAACAGCTGGATCCAGCTGGTACTCAAAGCGCTGAAGGTGATTTTCCCAAAGCGCTGACCGCCGCCCCAGAACGGCGGCGCCCCAAACAACAACGCAGGAGGCGGCAATGGCGCAAAACACGATCCGACTGATCGACCTATTCCGGTTCTACAAAGGACTGCCTCACCAAATGGCGGCCCTTACCGAACTGGAAGGCGCCATCAACAAGGCCAACCCGCACATCTTGGGCCGCGACCAGGGCTGGTTCAAGACTTGGGCTGTCGCCGGCAAGCAAACCAGCTTTCCCAACAGCTGGGAAGGAATCCTCGAAGCCGCCCGCGTCGCTGGCGCCAAATTCCCAGAACTCGTCGCCGCCCAATGGGCTTTGGAATCCAACTACGGAAAACTTGTATCCGGCAGAAATAACTTCTTCGGCCTAAAAGGAGAAGGCAGCGACAAAAAAACACAAGAATTTATCAACAATCAGTGGATCACAATCACCGACAGCTTTATCGACTTCCCCGATCTGCTGTCTTGCGTGATGTACCTTGTCGACCACTGGTACAAGGATTACAAGAATTACAAAGGTTGCAATAACGCTGCCACCCGCGAAGAAGCCGCTAAATGGTTACACAAAGAAGGTTACGCAACAGATCCTACATACCCGGAGAAGTTGATTCGGCTGATGGAACAGCACGCTGGAGCTAAACCTGCCGTTCCACCAGATCAAAAGCTACTAAAAGTTCCATACGAGTACCAGCTGGGCGCTGACGATGGAGCAACCGGTTACCGCCAGTGCTTTAGCTCCAGCTGCGCCATGGTGGCTCGGTACTACGGCAAGATCTCCGGCGATTACGAATACAACCGTCTTCGTGCACGTTTTGGCGACACCACCGACCCCAAAGCACAAATCGCCGCCCTCAAAGCACTGGGACTAACCGCCACCTTTGAAATGGATGGCACAGTCGAAGATCTCGAAAACGAAATCGCCAGCGGTCGCCCTGTTCCAACCGGCTGGTTACACAAAGGACCTATAACAAAACCCAGCGGCACAGGCCACTGGACCGTAGTGGTGGGCTATACCCCAACGCACTTCATCCATAACGACCCATTCGGTGAGGCCGACCTCCTAAACGGCGGCTACGCCAGCAACAAAGGAGGAGCAGGCATCGCCTATTCCAGAAAGAACTGGCTGCCTCGCTGGCTCATCGAAGGCAACGACACAGGCTGGTTCATGCGAATCCGCAAAAACTAGCCATGCGCCCAATCGAACACAGCCCCGAGTCCAGCTTCCACAAAGCAGCCACGGACCAGTGGCTAGTCAACCTGTTCAACAAACAGGACTATCGCGCCCTGCTGGAAGCCGCCCTTGTCCTGAACACTCTCCACCAGCTGGAACGCACAAAATCGGCCTGGGCTATCCGCGAAGCCGCAGACAACCTGGCCGATCATTTTGGTATGGACCGCGATTCCGTCTAGTTGATGTTGTACTTCTGGTACAACCCCGTGTAGGTGCTATGTAGCGGGTGGTCCTTTTTGTCCCGTCCGTCCCAGAAGTACAGCCTGTCAAGAAGGTCAGCGCGGTTTTGGTCCACGATGACTCGACCCCAGCTCTGGCGTGCCCAGTCAGCGATTAGTTGACTCACCTTTTTTCTCCACGAGTTTGAGACGACGCCGGGCAGCTTCACGCGGCCCATTTTTGGCACGAGCCAGCTTAGGTTTTTTGGCTGCCGTTGCCGGCACCTCCACCTTGCAGTTCGGATAACGATTCTGCGCAAACTCAATCGCCTGCTGGAGCGACTCAGCCCGCACCAAATCCCGCATCGCCCCCTGCCCAGGCAACCAGATCTTCAGCTCAAACAGCCAAGCCTTTTCTGCACTGGTACGAGAGCGACCTTCACCGAGCCTGAGTTCGGGATCTTGCTGTTCCTGGAACGACACTATTTCCATGACCGGGGGTAGGTGGGTTCATCAACGCTATGCACAGCAACAGGACTGTTAGTGCACTCAGCAACAACTCGCGCCGCAGCGACAGCCCGCTCGTATGTGACCCACGAGGATGCATCCTCCTTGGCGCCGGTGAGACCGATTCCTTTACCAGGGCCGTAAACCGCCGTAACCCAGCGATCCTCGACCATGACGACATAGCGCGTCATTGCTCTCAAGTGACTACTGTGTAAGCTTAAAGGCTGCCCGCTGCAACTGTCGGTATATCACGAAACACAACTGAGTCTCATGCGTCAGTTTCTGACACTTTGCCCTCTTGCTTGGAGCGCATCCGCCCCTCCACTCGCCGCTTCACCGAATCTCTCCACGCCGCCTCGTCCGCCTCCTGCGCACTCTTGTACTCGGACGACCTCAAGGCCAAACCTGCGTACACCAGCTCTCGCAAGTACGCCGTAACCTTCTTGCCTTCCTGGGACGCAAGATTCTCCGCCAGCTTGTAGCGATTGGGGTCAATCAGCAGCTGGCAGTAGTACTTGTTTCCGTGGTTCAGGGGCATGGCCTGCGGTCTAGTCTGCTACACAGTAGCATACTGCGTCACAGTAGTCTCACCACCGCACATCGTCATCCACCCGCTTGCGCCAAGCATTGGACTGCGCCACACGCGCCCCACCCCTCTGCTTGGAGCATCCCTTACGTACATCCCGCGCCCACTCCAAAAACGCCGCAGCCCGCTGCAAATCCGCCGTCTTCGCCGCACGAATCTCCCGCATCAACCACTCCATCACCAACTCTCTTCCCGTGCGGGCGCGACTCATGAGACACAATCTGAGACTCGCATCACCGACTGGGGGCGATGCTCAGGACAAAGCTCCAGTGCCTTCATCCGTGCGGTGAAAGCATCTGGAGCAACAATGTAAAGATCATGAGTACCACCGTGACGCGCGTGCATCCGAACGCGGTACTCAAAATCCTCCTGGATCACTTGGCCTCTTGCCAGCTATTCCCGACCTTAGCTTCAGCAAGCGGCGGAATATCACCCAACCAACGAGCTTCAGCTTCCTCCATCACGGTTTGCAGCTGGAGCGCCCAGGTGTCTGCGTGTTCTTCTCTGACGAGCAGGATGATTTCGTCATGCACCACGCCGGCCAAACGCACCAAGTCTTCCCCGTCGGCGTGAAGCAGCGGCCACAGTTTGCCGAGCGTAAGTTTGAGGACTGCAGCACCTGCCCCTTGGATTGGAGTGTTGCAGCGCGTGGTGAGTTTGTTGTGCTCACCCGGTAGAAACCGCCGCAGGCCCGAGATGCGTATGCGGATAGATGGATTGTCCTTAGCCGCATCAGCAGCTGCAGCATTCTTACGCTGCCATGCGGAGATGCCTTTATATGCAGCGTGGAACTTTTGCCGCACCTCCGCCGCCTCATCAAGATCCATCTGGATTCCGGTTGCTGCCGCATAATTCCTGAGCCCTTTTGCGCCACTTCCGTATAGCAATCCGAAGTTTGCCGACTTTGCGATTTGCCGCTGTTCCTTCTTAACCTCATCCTCCGCAACCCCATAAATCTGCGTCGCCGTCATCGTATGGAGATCCTTCCCCTGCTGGAACACCTCCGTCATTAAGGGATCCTGTGCTTCTGCCGCCGCAAGCCTCAACTCCATCTGCCCGTAGTCCGCAACAACCAGCTTCCAGCCAGCTGGAGCTTGCACCGCAGCTCTAAAACGCGAATCCCTCGGTACCTGCTGCAGGTTTGGCGAAATACACGACATGCGCCCCGTATCAGCCCCAAGCTGCATATAGCTGGCACGAATAAACCCATCCTCCGAATAGTTTTTAAGCAGCGTTTCCGCCATCTGTCTACGCTTTTCTACTTTCTTCCACCGCAAGTAATCCGCCACAACTTTGTGATCACCCACATATTCCTGTAGCGCAGAACGACTGGCACTCGGCTTACCGTTCTTCATATCCATCGGCGGCTCACCAAGCAACGCAGTGAACTTTTTAAGCAACTGCGCAGGACTATTGAGGTTGAAGACGTTAGGGTCTACTTTCTTACCTTTCGGTCCAGGCTTTGTCTGGTACAACAACTTCCCATCGAGCCCGCGACACAGCTTGTGTCCTTTAGGTAACGCAACATCGAAGTCTTCAATAAACTTCTCACCTACTTCATGGTGCTCAATATCCAAATCCTCGATGAGTTTAATAAGCGATTCCTTATTAAAAGGAAGACCCGTTCGCCATAACTGCGCCATCGCCGGCAACGCCTTACACTCCAGCTCCCACGCCGGCATTAACGCACCAGTAGCCATCCGCTTGGTGATCTGCTCCCACAGCTGGGTCAACACGACCACATCCTTAGCCGCGTATTCGATCTGCTCCACGCGCAAATCACCGGACCAGTCGCTCTTCTGCTCTTCCTTAGAAATGTCCTGACCGAGATAGCGATGCACAACGTGCTGGAGCCCGTGCTTCAAATTCGGCAACCCGTTCGTCAAGATCCGACTAGCCAGCATCGAACAGTACACCTTGCCCTCGGGATAGATCTCGTGCTCCTGGAGCCAACCGAGATCAAACACCGCGTTGTGCGCCAGCCACTGCCTTGGAACGCTGCAGAACTCTTCCAGCGTGATCCAGTCCTCATCGCTAAAGCTCCAGCAATCCAGCACAACTGGAGGCTTACCGAAAGTCGCCAACTGCAAAAGGCGAAGACCACCGAACTTCGGCTGAAGCCCAGTGGTCTCAACGTCAAACGCAACAAATGAAGCACCATCGAGCGTGTGGAGGTGCTCGATGCCTTGGAGGATAGTCATGCCTGGTGGGGCGTGTACCCTACTACTCTAGCATGTCTTCCACCTCCCGCGCTGAGCACAGCACTGCTGCCGCGAGTGTCCCACCCTCGGGAAGTCCCAGCAAACACCGCTTGTCCCAATGCACACAGCACCGACACGGCCCCCCATCCTTCTGGGGCTTGTAGCTCTGCCGAATCCTCTCCATGCGAATCTCCAGTAACCCTGCAGCACTGGAGCGATAGCACTTCATACACATCACTGAGTTGGTTGTTTGTTTGCCACACTGCTGGCACGGCCTGCTGTTGATCGAAATAGCCATCACGAAAAATGAACTCGTAAAAACCCAGGTAAACGCCGAAGAAGATGCCTACGAGAGTGCATTGCAGCTCCCTGCGGCAGCTCTACCTCAACAGTAAAAACAGAGTACCCGCAATTAGAACATTTCCTTTTGCGGAGTATTGATTCAGCGGTGTCGTGGCAAGTGCGATCCACATCAATCCGCTCGTGATCACAATTAGCGCACCGCATCAGTCAACCCAGCTCCAAGCGATCCTTTTACAAATACGCCAAGCGTGCTTTGGATCAACATCAAACTCATCCGCGAGTTTCCGGTAAGACCATCCTTCTGCTTGTAGTCTGCGCATTTTCTGTACAAGTTCCGGCGTAAGAATCGCGGCGAAATTTTCTTCCCCGCGTTTGAAAGGTTTAGTAGTAACCATGAGTCAGTAGCAGTCAGTTGTTCCAATGCCGGATAACTCCTGCGCAAATGAAAATGTTGGTAGTCATGTAAGCCAGCAAGATACAAAAACGCACCAGTGCAACCTGATCAGCGATCCGATTGTGCTGGTGCGCCTTCTCACCCAACGCCTTGGCAACAATCCGCCACCAGTACCTCATTGGTCCCGGTATGGTTCTGTCGCCAGTGTGTTAATCAGTCGAGTCAAATACCAACGGGCTTTGCAGAAATCCTCGTAAGGGTTCTTTTTAAGCCACGCCCGACTGACGTATTTGATGACCTGCCATTGCAGCCCACCAACAACAGCATCGGGCGCGTGCTTCACCCAGTCTTCAATGACGTCGATCACCTCGACGCGCCCAGCTGTGTAATGACTGGGCTGATTAACTGGATCGCTCATCCCTTAGACCCCTGAACAGCAGTGTCGCCGTGATAACGGCCTGTAACTGAGTAACTCTTGCCGGGCAACATCGACATCTTGTGGAACACAATCTGCGCAATCCGCATACCCGGCCACAACGCAACAGCGTGCAAAGACCTAGCGTTCTGTAGTTCCAGCGTCAGCCGCCCTTTGTACCCGGGGTCGATGTACCCGGCAAGAAGATGCTCAATCCCCTCCCTGGCACGACTCGACTTGAGCGCCAACTGCCCCGCAACACAATCCGGGAAGTGGAACTCCTCCACCGTTTCTGCGAGAACGAATTGATGCGGCTGGAGCATGAACGGCTTTTCCTGCGTATGCCCAGCAATGCTGAGCGGAAGTAACGCAGGCACCTTTGGCTCCTCAACCAACAGATTCTCACCGAGTCTCACATCAAGACTCGCGGGATTCACAAGCTCCACCTGGAACGGCGAGACCAAGCCCCGCCGCGCCAAGTTATGGATCTCGTGATCACACAAGACCCCACCCATCAGTCAGCCACCACAACAGGAACCGGCTGCTGGATCTGCACATGTTTCCAGGTCTTACCCCACTTGATGCAGTTAATGGTGGTCATGTGCACGCCAAACTCACGTGCAATCGCCCCAACGGTCTTACCACCAGCAGCCAGCTGGCGCTTGATCTCCAGCACCTTGGGCTCAGTCAATACCGCCACACCCCGCTGCCCCTTGCGGCTGGACTTACGAGTCTTACTTTGAGACTTGACCTTTTGTACGTCTGATGTACGTACAAGCTTCTCGCCAGCGGACAGGGGAATGGTCTGCTTGGGCTTGGTCAGATCCAGCTGCACGTGCTGGGACGTCTCAAGCGCAAAGCGTGCTGCCTCAAGCGCCTTAGTGATTTGATCGAACTGGGATTCAGAGAGAACGTACATGCTCATGTGTAAGAACGGGTGCAGTGTAGTAGGCGATGGTCAGTTCTGGATCTCAAGCTTGATGGCAGCCTGGAAGTAACCAGCCACCTTGAGACGGCGGTAGACAGAACCGCCCTCCTCGCTTTGCTTGTTTTCAACGGCCTCGTAGTCGCGGCGAGCCTCCTCCAGCGAGGCCATAGTCTCGATGTTGAGCATGTTCAGCTCGCTGTCGGACAACTCCGAAAGCTTGTCCAGGTAAACCATCTTCCCGCCCAACAGGTAAGAGCGGTAGAAGGGCACCATTGCAGTTTCAGTCATTCGTGTTGGATCAAGTTCAGCCGAAGTAGTCGCGGCGACGCTCTTCGACCCAAGCATCGTACTCAGCAGGAGTGGCAAACCTGTCCTTAAACACGTCCGGCACCTTTGTCGAGGGCTTGCGTGGAACACTGCGCAGCTCGCGCATGTCGTTGTCGTTGTAGCCCCGCGATTGGCGGTAGTAGTCGGCGTACCAGTCAGTCATGCGAAGTAGTTGGGGTCTTGCTGGCGTATCTGGGTGAGATCCGTGAGTCTCAACTTGAGAATCTCGTGGATCGCCAGCTGTGCAAGTCGATTGGAGCTGATGGTGTCGCTGGTGGCAAACACGTAGATGAGGTGCCGGTAAAGCTGGGTCAAGGTGCGAACCCGGACCCAGTGCGTATCCCCCGGTATGGGCTCTAGCCCTACGCACCAGTCGTCGTAGTCGTCTTGGTTACGTAGGTCACGAGCTTCAGACGTCCCAATCAGACGTGTCGAGTGGAGCCCAGTCATCGACCCGCTCGGTGAGCATGGCCCGGAGTTCGGCATCGGTGGCTGGAATCAAGTCTTCATCTGAAAAGTAAAGGGTGCCTCTGCACAGGGCAGGCCCCCACTCAGCCGGCTCGAACTGCGTCTGCGGATAACGCACCACCATGTCATCAACAACGGCATTAACGACAAGGCGGTCACCTTCGAAACGAATCTCCTCAATGCTCTGTACCTGGCTCACTTGACCTCCTGTGCAGGTTGGTCGATCTGTAGCGCATCCATGCGCTCATCCCAGGTCATCTTGAGGAACTGCTCTAGGTCGAGCAGCCGCTCCAGCTGAGTCTCGTCGTAGCTGGTGCTGAGCCCCCAGCCTTGGAACCGCTGGATCTTCTGCTCCAGCTGCATACGAGCCCAGCTAACGGAGAAGTACCAAGGGCTGAGTTTGCTGCGGTCGAATTTGACTGTGGTTGGATCGTGCATTGTTAATCAGTAATACAGGGCCCGCCTCGACGGGCTTGCCCTTAGTGTTGCACACGGACAGCCAGCACGCAAGCCCCGGCGGTTGCTTTTCTTAACACGCGCTGGCTGGGGCGGACTCGCTAGTGTTGTGGCCTAGACCCTTTTTGGAGGAGTCTGGGCGATCCAGCAGCGGCCGGCTGCGGGAAAAAAGGCGGACACCGCGTGAGGACCCGCCACCGGCCACCCCTCTTGCTACGAGGCGTAGAAGTCGCCGAGCTTCAGCGGATAGCCATACGCATCAACTTCAGGCAGGGGGATGAGTTGCCACTGCACCACGTCGCCGTCAAAGTCTTCCCACGTGTCGCAGTTAGTCCAGCCGCCTGCACACATCGGATGGTGCATGGCCGGATACCAGTCGGAGTCCGTTTCCTTGACCCAGTACCAACGCTCTGGAATTAAATCAGTCATCGAG